GACAGACTCTTCCTTATCCATCCGGCGGCAATGGAATGGTCGGGGGTAACTCCCGAGATCTCCATGGGAGAGTACAATTTCAATATAGACATCTCCTCGCAGGCGCAGGCGCAAGCACTGGAGCGTAAGCAGTGGGCCGACGTGCTCAATCTGATGGCAGGGCTGGCCCCGGTCTTTCAACAGCTCTATGGACCGCAATCCGTACCCAATCTTCAAGCTGTCGCCCGCCGATTGCTCGTGCGGGGGTACAATGAACAGAACCCGGAGGAGATCCTGCCCGGCCTTGCACAGCAAGCCGATCAGGAGACTCTCGATCCTGCTATGCAGGGGATGATCAATCAACTCACCGCAGGTGCCGGCGGAGAAGGAGGCCCCGGCGGTGGTGGTCCTGCCGGAGGCAATGGAGAGCCGGCGGCACAGGCCGCTTTCCGACAGACAGAAGGCGGACAGGCGACAGGAGCTGCAATGCCGCGCCAATTCCGTGAGCCTGCTCCGAATGCAGCTCGCATTGCCGGCGCAGCGCAGACTCCCTGACCATGCCCGGCGACACGACATTAATGGAAACGATTGGCCCGCAACGAGTCACGACGCGGGATCAGATGCACAGACGGCGTAAGCCTAAGAAGAGGCGCAAGCTGCCGTCGCCTACTAAGTTAAGTCAGATTGTGAGATTCCCCTCGCAACCCAACGCATAACAATGAGATAGGTATTATGGCACGAAGAAAAGGCGCGTCAAGGCGAAGGTCAGGCGGCATGGATCGTTTTGGTCAGGCGTTCATGACGCTTGGCCTCAGTGCGGTTGGAGCGCGGCTGCTGGCAAACCTCTTCAATAAGGAAGAGAAGCCCTCGGAAGAAGAGATCGAGGAAGCCGTATCGACGATAGAGAACGAAGCAAATACCACAGCCGGCGGTGGCCGGTTCGGTGGAGCAAACGTTCCCGCAAGGAAACAGAAATCGACCTTTAAGATGGACCCGAGACTCAAGGAAGGGTTGAGAACTCCATCGCGGCCGACGCCCAGCCCCGGCGACATGGATCGTAGTGAAGCCCTTGGATCAGCGGGCTACATCCCTCAAGGGAAGGAGTTCACATTCGCGCCGAGCAAGAATGGCAATGGGGGCGGCAATGGGGACGGCAATGGGGACAGAGAACCGCGATCCATTTTTGACCGAGTCTCAATCAGAAACACCACAGATGCGCCGCCGGGCACTCTTGGCGGGAAAATTCCTGAAGGTAGGACAGAGACCCCATCTGGAATTCAGTTCGGAGGGGATCGGGGGCAGAATGTGCCGCGTGACCACGCATGGCCTACAGTGCCTACGGATCGGGGATCAGCGGGCGCTAAGGGTAACGGAACGTCACTCCCATCGCCGCCCAACGCGGGCAAGAGACCCGCTGGAGCATTTCCCTCTCCGGGTTCATTGAACCCACAGCAGTTAGAAGCATTGGGTTGGGGTGGACGGCAAAATGGTCAAGCTCAGGCTTCTGCGGCAAGGAACGGGATGGCCGCTCAGCCACGCCAGCCAAAACGGCCGCTGCCGCCGGGCGGTGAACAATTGGGTTGGGATGGACAGAATTACAGAACACGTGCGGATCAAATGCAGCGCCAGCAGCAAGGCGTTACGCCACGCCCGCAGAATGGGCAATCAGCCGGGGGAGGCGGTGGCCGGTTCGGTGGAGCAAACGTCAGGCGCTCCGAGCAGCCTAATATGTCAAGTTTGACCGATCAGCAGCTCGAAGCGGAGCTTCAGAGACGTATGATGGCAGGTACCAAGAAGACGTTGCAGGGCGATCAGACGAATGTCGGTCCGGCCATAAGATGAAAAAAGATCATTCTGTAGACGAGGCCATGGAGGGCATCAAGGAAGAGATGCGAGATGTCTCCAATGGAAAGAGCGAGGATCTGGGGCTGAAGATGGAGATCCTTCGCCGCAAGCTCCAGAATGTGAAGAAGGACGATTCTCCGGAGGCGATCAAGCTGATGAAGGAGCATCGTGACCTCAAGCGGAAGATGCGTATCCGCAGACTAAAGAAGGAGTTGCATGAGGTAGAGTCCGGCGAGGACGACGACCTCATGCTGTACTAATGCCCAGCTATGACTTCTCATGTGGAGACTGTGGATGCGTAAGGGAGATGAATGTCTCTTACGAGGAGAGAGATGATCAGCGGTATTGTCCATGCGGATCAGAACTTAAGCGGTTGTTTCCCACGGGAGCCGTTCGGGGCATTCAGGTGTTTGAAGCGTATTACGACGAAGCTCTGGATGCGGACATTACTGGACCTGACCAGAAGAAAGAAGTAATGCGTATCCGCAATGTGATCGAGGCGGGAGATAAGGTGGGGGGAGCGCGGAACTTCGATAAGGAAGCCCCTCACCATGTAAAGCCGGTAGCTCCACGAGGAGCCAAGGCGGTGCCCCGTCCCCCTCCTGATGAATGGGAGGTGTCGTCAGTAAGTGATGACGATATGATAAATGAAACTGGAGAAGGAGGGATTATTACAGATGGCTAAAGCGCCGGCAAAACAGGCATCCAAGAAGGAAGTGGCGTCTGAGGATGCGGATAAGATAATGGGGATCATCAATGGTGCCCGTAAGAGCGTATTGGAAGACAATGAGTATATCCTCGTGTCTAAGAAGGACGTAAACGCTATCAAAGAATTCCTTCAATCACTCTGATACCCGCGAGTCAGGGAAGGCGCGAGGACAGGAAGTCCCCAGCGGGTATCGTAATTAACCGGGCAGGGAAGCAATGACTCAAACACCAAACTCATCTGAAGTCGATCTGGACGCGGTGAAGCACGATGATTCTCCAGAGCCTGACGGTTTCCGTCAGATTCAGGAGATGGAACGGGCTGCAAACCAGCGCCAGATTGAAACTCTGGTGAGCAACGAGGGCGCCCGTAGGGACTCGCCCTCATCCGACACGTCCACGACCGCCCGAGGCACGTCCGCACAGGAAACGGCCACGGATGCCGGAGGGAAACGACTCGGAATCGATGAAGTCCTTACTAAAATAGACGAATCACTGGGGGAGGAGTTCTCTGCTCCCGTACGCAGTGTGCTAACTGGCTATCACAATACTCGCTCTGAGTGGCGGGATGCGAAAGCTGAGTTGCAAAATCGTCTGGACGAAGTCAATGGAGCCTTAAGCAACCTGCAAGAACAGGCACCCCGGCCTCCAGTCGGACCGCCTGATCCGGTTGAAACCCAGCTGAACAAAGTAACCCCTACGCAGTGGGCCTTGTTTGATCGCATGGCTGAAGACAGGGGATACGTTCGTCAGGATCAGTTGGAAGAGCAGGATAAGCAGGATCGCCAGAGCGAATATCTCCAAGATGAGATCGATGTAGCTATCGAGCGATATGGAGAGAACTTCGGTCATCGAGACGAATCCGGGAAATTCGTATTCAATGAAGGCATCAGGGACGAAGCCCAACAAACCTTTAATCGCCTCTATGACGCCGAACATGGGCCAAATGCACGAGATCTATTCGTGCTATCACGGCACGATCAACTGGTGCAGGATGCCTATGATCGAGGTAGGGATGAAGCGGTTAACGGCGCGGGACGAGCGGCAGCTCATCGGACGAATCAAGCCATGCGGAGCGTAGTGGAGTCTCGGACTGCGGCATCAGGTCGAGCTGAACCGGACGTGTATGCAACAAAGACGGACGGCAAGGTGGATCTGGACGCTGTGATTGCCAATGCTTCTGCTGCGGCATACAGGGAGGTTCCGAACCCCATTTAATAATAGCTGCCCGGAAGGGCAGTTTACGAGGACCAAATGGCTAACGAAACCAACCTAAGTCTGACATATGGTCCGCTCTTGACGACCACCCTTATGAAGGTGCTGAAGTCAGGGGCGCTGGAGGATCAAGTCTTTAACAACGACGTGCTCCTACAGTGGCTCCGATCTTCAGGCCGGGTTAAGGTGCTGGACGGCGGTGAGCGTATTCGCGTCGGACTGCTCCACGAGAAGAACTCGACGGCTGGCTGGTACGCTGATTATGAGCAGTTGAATACCACTGCTCAAGCAGGCATGACCGCTGCTTTCTACGCTTGGAAGCAGGGCAGTGTCTCAATCAGCGTCCACGGGCGCGAGCTAAGAAGCAATAAGGGACCGAGCCGGATTACGAATCTCCAACAGGAGAAGATTACTCAGGCCGCGCTGTCCCTTGCGGACATCGTCGCTACCGGGCTGTTCTCAGACGGTACTGGCACCAGCAACAAGCAGCTGACCGGGCTGGCAGCGATGCACGAAACCACGCCCGGCACCACGGCCTACGCCTCTGTCGATACGGATAATACCGCATGGCAGAATCAGGTGCAGACCTCTGTGGGTGCGGCTGCTACCAACCTGCTGCCCAAGCTGCGAACCCTGTACAATGACTGTAAGCAGGGCAAGGGTGGTGCGGCCTCTGGGCCGGACTATGCCGTTACCACGCAGTCCGTGCATGAATCTCTCGAAGCTCTGCTGTTCCCGCAGGTGCGCTATCAGCCCGGCGGCAAGGCAGATGCTGGCCTCACTTCCCTGCTGTACAAGGGAGTGCAGATCGATTGGGATGATTACTGCACCTCGGGCGAGCTTCACATGCTCAATTCCAATCATATCCACCTGTTTGTCCACTCGGATGCCAACTTCAGTATGGCGGAAGGCGGATTCCAGAAACCTGTGAATCAGGATGCCCTGCTAACGCAGATCTTCCTTCAGGGGAATCTGGCGACCAACAACCGGCGCAAGAGTGGCAAGCTGGCAGGGATCACCTAAAAAGGAGGTCCTGAATGGCCGTAGGAGATTTCACTATCACAACCGGCACCAGAGTATCGTTGGGTAATGCGACGATGATTTCGGGGACGTTGGAATCCGACACGAATGCGACGACGTCGGCGATTCTACCGAACAGCACGATCCTCAGCTTCACGATTAACTACAATGAAGATGATGACGACGCTGTGATGCCTCGGGTCAACATCAATTCGTCGGATTTTGCCGGAACGGCAGCCAATGGCTCTGTCCACGTCCAAGGCAGCGCAGGTGCTCCTGACACGCTGGCTTGGACTGCCGTATTCATATAGGAGTTAAACCATGCAGTTTATGACCGCGAGCCGCGCTGAGGCCGAAACGGCCTTCATTGTGGTTTACAATAACGAAGGGACCGAGTTGATTCCGGGGACGGTATGCGAGTTTACGATTACCGCCACGGATTCTCAGCAAGGCTCCTACGTGGAGAAAGTGGACGTCGCTGTCAATGCCACCACTGGCATTGCCGCGCCGGTCGCTGGAGTGGTCGAGTCTACCATTGCGAAGGAAGATTACGGCCGCTTGCAGGTCCACGGGCCTGCGACGGTACGGGCATCTGCCGCTTTGGCTACGGGCCGCTTGGCCGTGGCCACTTCGGCCGGTGTCGCCCCCACGGGGGTTGTGACCGCTGATGTGCAGACCACCACCACCACGGCTGCTTATGCGAGGGCAGGTCTGGGCTTCTGTCTGGAAAATGTCAACGCCACGCAGTGCAGAGTGCAGTTGGATCTGCTGTAATTAGTTGGGTGGGGGCTTCTTGGGTCCCCACCCACTCTTAATCCGGGGACAAGGAATGGCTGTTTATGAATTTCCAGATGAGACGAAGGTGCTCATTGCAACACCGAATTACACAAACCAATTCCACGCCACCGTACATGCGAATCATGTGGAATGCGGCGATGCTTGGTCACGGGGAGGGATTGAGTATAACTGGACAGTAATCGGCAGATCGTTCGTGCATTTCGCTCGAACGCAGATGTGTCAGGTTGCCGTTGAGGGAAAATTCACGCACATCTTATGGCTCGATGACGACGCGGTTATCGATCCGGAAATCCTGCCTCGCTTTCTGGCCCACGACAAGGACGTCGTGATTGCGCCGTATGCGATGCGGAAGATGCCGCACGAGGTCGGCGTCTTGATCAGCACAACGGGGAATTTTCACGATCATCCTTCTTATCGGAATCTGGAAACCAAGGATTTGGATCAGGGCCTGATCGAGGTCGATGGCGGAGGGACTCACTGCATGTTGGTGAAGACCGAAGTGTTGCGCCGCAAAGGCGAATGCACTGGCGAGAGTACGTTGCCGGAGGAGTTGTATAAGGCCTTTGAGAAGCTGTCTGACGACGAGCAGATGCTTGCCGATCAGTTCCTCGGACGTCCGCCGCAGGAGGATTTGTCGTTCGAGGAGGAGAATGACTCCGGAATCCCCTACTTCGTGATGCCGAAGTCAGGCACCGAGGACATGTACTGGTGTTACCGGGCTAAGCGTAAAGGGATTGAAATCTGGTGCGACACCGACGTGTTCGCCGGCCACATGGGATTCACGCCCGTTGTGACCCGCGAGTGGAGGGAACACGTTGAGGCGAATCTGTCCAAGGAAGACGAGAAGGTGCGGGCAAGCCTGCACATTATTCCGGGGGACTCGGACGTCCGCAATCATTACGCGGTGATCCGGGAAAAGGCGGCAAATCTTGTATGAGGATCTACATCTGCGAAGATTGCCGGCAGGGATTCGATATCCACATTTCTGGCGGCGTCAACTGCGCGGAATGTGGCGGTCGGACATGGAGATCGGTTAAGAGATTGCCTTCGACCCCGCAGGGCGACAAGTATCGCAAGGCATGGGCAGAGAAGTACCAGATTATGATCTGCGACGACGATGAGGACATTAAGGTCCGGCAGCAAGAATGGAAAGCAGCAGGCAAGGATTGTCCACCCCCCGTCATCGGGTCGCTGAGTAGGCATGAGTAACTCCTTTATTTCCCGAAAGGCAGAGGAAGAAGTGCGGCTCGTTCCGAATGGCAATGGAATGGTGCGGGAGTTGTCGGAGCCAGATCGCCGTGCGTTGGCCCAATATCTAAGCAATATGGACCCCTCTGAGAGCTTTAGCTCGGAGTTGGTTACATGGGTAGACGCAGAGAGACCGCTACAGGAGAGCGGGGATTACGCCGTCCGAATGGAATTGATGGCGAAGAGGGATCGTCATCCGGGAAAGCAGTTCAGGATAAACCCTGTATTCCCCCAAGAATTCTCCGGAGATTGGACACTTTGGACTATCGACGAGGGACAGGCGGCAGCGTTGGGCGGGCTTGTAGAGGCTCTGCATCCTGTGGTTGTGCTGGAAACCGGAACGAATAAGGGAAGATCGACTCGGGCGATAGCAGAGGCTTTGCACCGGAATGAGCACTGTGGCAAGGGAATGCTCTACACCATAGATATGGTGGATTTTGCGATCCGGGATACGGGGGCAATCACGCAGGAATTGTCTCCGTTTGTCACGGCACTCAAGGGGAAAACGCCGGAGGCATTTACTGCTGAACCGCTGGCGAGCTTGCAGGGAATTGAATTCGCCTTCCTCGATGGGGACCACACGGCGGAGGGCCTACAGAAAGAATTGGAATATGTGGAGAGTCACAGGGCGGACAAGTGCACTGTGGCTGTGGATAACACCCGTGACGACTACTGGTCCGGGTTGGAGGAGTTTTTCAAAGGTTACAAGGATCATCCCTTCGTTAATCTGCCCACGCAGACGGGGATGGTCATCATACAGATGGAAGAGTAGGCCGCAGTCGGGCCGGGGGACGGGTGGGGGTTACGTTCCCGGTTACTCTGCCTGTCCCCTTTATTTTCGTACAAGAGAAAGGAAAAGCCACGGATGGCACTGATCGAAGGAAGCTTTTGGAGCGAGACGGCGGTGGGCACGGATTCCGGAGCCACTGCGACTCACGCTGCCGTGAGTTCCAATACGCACGTCGTCACCTGCATCTCCGGGCATGTTGACGCGGATTCACTTCTGCAAATTCTCGATGGCACTACCGTTGTGTGGGAGTCCAAGATCGATGTATCTGTGGAGGGCTTCTCTTTCCATTTTTCCGGCCTATCGGTGCCGGCCACGAGATCCGCGCTCATAGCGGGAAAGATCGCAGCCAGTTCAGCAGATTGTCAGGTAACGATCTGCGGGCATACAATCTAAGTCCTTATCCCACAACCATTTAACGTTATAGGAGAAACCCGTGACGGAAGTCATAACTGGGGAAACTCAGCAAAAGAAACTACGTGACGCGGTCGAAAAATCGCCATTAGGCGACGTCGATTTGCCGAAGGATCTTCTGGACTTTGTATGGTTCCGGAAGTTTGAATCCACTAATCCTCTGGTCACAGATACGAAGCATGTGCAGGGGATCTGGCCCGATCAGGTAATTTCCCACCATCGACTCGGATTGATTGCAGATGATGGGTGCATTGTTGACCTTATGGGAGAGCTGGAAGGAGAAGTGGCAATCACTGAGTCGGGAGATATCCTCAGCTCTTTCGAGGCAGACAACCGCGAGGATCAAACCGGCAGAAGCCTCTCTCGCTTTTCCTCCTTTGCCTTTAAGCTGAAGAAGGTCGAAAAGACGGATGGCCCCGCGAGGAATCACGATCTGGCTCAGACCTATGAGCAGCAGAGGCTCGAAGGCGAAACTCGGGTGCTCAGTGTTATTGAAGAAGGATTCAAAAAGGCTATCGGCGGAAATAATTCGGAAGGTCCGGGGCAGGCCGATGTCATCGAATTCCTTGGGACCCTGACTCCAGACCAGCGTCTGGGAATGCTTCAGGCTGCTGAGGACGAGATCGTGGATGCCGAAGAGGAAGCGTCTGAATAATGCCCCATTATAAAGGACTTCAGGATGAGGTCCTCGACCTCCTTGGGATAGCCGGGCCTAAGGCCCTCACAATGGTGAAGGCCGCAATGAACCGGCAGTACCGCTATATGCTGAATATGGCAAATGCGGACGAGGAGCGGCGTGAGTTCTCCCTGACGACAGTGGCCAGTACGTCCAAGTACGGGCTGCCACTGTACGTCAAGGAGATCCTCAACATAGATGATGGGACGAACGACAAGAACATATTTACTACGTCGGCCCGGCAGTACGATTTGACGTATCCGGGGACAAGCAGTAGCGGGACTCCGGACCTCGCGTACATCGTGGGCAAATACGGGGCACAGGCCCAGCCTTCTTCCGCAGAGAAGCTGAAAGTAGTTAGCTCATCGACCTCTGATGGATCTAACTTCGAGGTCAGAATTAATGGCTTTGTGTCGGGGGTGCTGACGACTGAAGTAGTGACAATGGACGGCACTACTGAGGTGGCTACGTCCAATACCTTCGACGCAAACGGGATAGAACGGACCGTCAAGGATCAAGCGGAAGGATTCAGCTGGACGGGGAATGTCACAATAAAGGGAAATACATCGGGGACCACGTTTTCCGTGATCCCACAGTGGTGGGAAAGTCCAACGTATCTCTGGATAGAGTTTCATCCTATTCCGTCTTCAGTCCTGACGTATACAGTCCGCGCTCTCATGAGAAAGCCCGATCTGGTTAATGATGAAGACTGGGCGGAGATCGACGCAGAGTTTCATAATGTTCTGGTCTGGGGCACAGCCTTGGAGCTGCTGCCGACCGTAGGCAAGCTCCCGCAGGCGCAGGATCTGCGAGTTAATTTCCAGACCGGAATGAAGCGGTACGCTGGAGTGGTGAACGATGCGGATGTGTCTACGGTACAGACCTTTGCAGACGTCACCACGGTGGCCATTGTTCCGGGGCGCCCCCTGATCCAAGGGATTGACTACCTCTAATGGCTATTGCCCCACACGTAGCTCCCGGAACGCAAATTTCGCCCATCTTTCGGCCGAAGGGACAAAGATCAAGATGGTTGTATCCGCATGATCGCCTGAGTCCGGAGCATGCCGCGAAGGTCAGGAATATCAATCTGTCGGAATTCGGAGCGGCAGACTCAAGGTGGGGATACGACACGTTTCTGACATCTCAGTTGGGATCTGCGGAGGACATCACCGGCCTTAGGCAGCAGACATTCAAGTCAGGCACCCAGCAGATCATCACTACGCCGACGAAAGTCTATACCGACAATGGCAGTACGCAGCACAACATTACCGGATCTCTGTCGCTGAATGTCAGCGGCAATGATGATCGATATCGGTTCGCATTCCTCCGAGATACGCTTATTGCGTGTAATGGGAAGGATGAACTCTGGACGTGGAGCGGGGATTTCTCTACTCCGGCAAATGCCGCTGCGATCTCCTTTGCTGCTGGCAGTGTATCCATAGCCACCACAGAGGACCTGCTGGAGCATCGGGGAACACTGATTTCCCTCGCTCCCACGGAAGGCAGTACGAAATACCCCACGAGAGTCCGGTGGTCTGACATCGATAGGCGCTTCTTTATCCCGTCAATCAATAACTGGCCGGATAATAACCGCTATGAGATCTACGAGGATGGACCGGCTATAGTGGGCGGAGCGGACAACTTCGGGAGATTGCTGGTATTTAAGAAGGATGGCCTGTATCCGGGCAGCATCGAATACCAACAGGGCTTCCTTGAATTCCGACTCCAAGATCCCATTCGCGGATTCAGTCCTATAGCGAAAGCATCCATTGTCAAGCGCCCGGAATTTGTATTCGGGGTAGCCCGCGAGGGGGCCTTCGTCATCCGGCCCGATCTCAGTTTCGAGATCGTGACACTGGATATTCAGGATGAATGGAATAAGCTGAATCAGTCCCGGCTCCAATATGCCCAGAGCTTCATCCGGGCGAGAGATCATCAGGTCCGCACACTTTTATCT